CCTTGACCTTTTGCAAGTTCGGCATAATCAGCCGCCTTGTTATCTTCGTTACGACCAAACGATACGAGTATCTCGTTTTTGATTATATCGCCTAAGCCATTTTCACGAAGCCAGTTAAACGCCGCTTCTTTATTTGCTTCTGTAATAGTAGCACGATACGACGTTGCAACTTTAAGATGTGAACCATCTTGAAGTTTTAATTCTGCTAAACCCATTTCCGACATCATAGTTGGTATTACCTCACCTGATATACGTTGGTATTCTTTTTTTAAATCTTTTAAATTGTTTTCACTAGTTTCTATTCTAGTGTGTAAACCTTCTAACATAGATACTTGATCTGCAAGTGATTGTATGTTTTCAGTTTTACTCATTGCATCTTGTTGGTCTTGTTCAAAGTCTATAGTATCTTTGAATTTTATTTGTTGTTTAACGCTCATTTATTTCTCCTCTTTCATATAAGTTTATTTCTATTGGATAGTATTTTCTTTCTTGTTTATCCCACTTTAATAAATTGTACTTTCCATTTGTAATATCAGAAACAATAGAACATGCAACACCTATAATTGCAGGATCACCTGTAAGTAGTAAATAATCTTTTGTTGTAAAATTTTTTAACCCTTGTCTCAACTTATACACGAGTGGACCAGGTGAAAAAATAATTTGTGAAAATTCTGGTAATAAAAAAATAAATTTACCAGATGAAGAATAAGTAGATGCACCCATAATATTTATTTTGGGATTACCTGCTTTTGTTCCAGCAATTTCTTGTATTACAAAAACTCTACTTTCTGACATTGACAAATCATATAACATCCTTTATATAGAAGTCAATAGAAAGATGAATTATAAATTTAAGACAAAACCGTATAAGCATCAAATGACTGCTTTAGAAAAGTCATGGAATAAACAAAACTTTGCTTACTTTATGGAAATGGGTACAGGCAAAACAAAAGTTTTAATTGATAATATGTCTATGCTTTACGACAAAGGTAAAGTTGATGGTGCATTAATTATAGCTCCAAAAGGTGTTATAAAAACCTGGTATGAGCAGGAGCTTCCTGCGCACTTACCAAACCATATAGAGAATGTGACTGTATTGTGGCAAGCTAATATTACAAAGGGACAACAAGAAAAACTAGAAAGTTTATTTGAAATGGAAACAGCTTTACATATTTTAATTATGAATGTTGAAGCCTTATCTACAGATAAAGGTGTAAAGTTTGCTGCTAAATTTTTAAATTCACATAAAGTTATAATGGCCATTGATGAATCTACAACTATTAAAACACCTACAGCCAAACGAACTAAAAATATTATAGGTCTTGGTAAATATGCAAAATATAAAAGAATAATGACAGGGTCTCCTGTTACTAAAAATCCTTTAGATCTATACTCTCAATGTGAATTTTTAGATCCCTATCTATTAGATTTTACTTCTTACTATGCGTTTCGTAATAGGTATGCCGAAATGAAAACTATGCATCTTAGAGGTAGATCAATACAGGTTGTTGATGAGTTTAAAAATCTTGGAGAGTTATCTGACACTGTAAAAACTTTTTCTGAAAGAATTTTAAAAGAAGATTGTTTAGATTTGCCACCAAAAAATTTTACTAAAAGACATATTATTCTTACAAGTGAACAAAGAAAAGCTTACGATCAAATGAAAAAAGCAGCTATGGCTATATTAAATGGTAAAGTTACAACTACTATGACAGTGCTAACACAACTAATGCGACTACATCAAATTACTTGTGGTCATTTTACAGCTGATGATGGTTCAGTTCAATTAATTGAAAATAATAGAATAAAAGAACTAATGAATGTATTAGAAGAAACAGAGGGAAAAGCTATAATTTGGGCTAATTATCAAAGAGATATTACAAATATACTAGAAAACATTATTAAAGTATATGGTCCAGGGTCCGTGGTTGATTACTATGGATTAACTCCACAAGATGAACGACAAGAAAATATTAAGAAGTTTCAAAACAATGATAAGTGTAGATTTATTGTAGGCACAACACAAACCGGTGGTTATGGTATTACACTTACACAAGCTAATACAGTTATTTATTATTCTAATGGTTACGATTTAGAAAAAAGATTACAGTCAGAAGACCGAGCGCACAGAATAGGACAAACAAAATCGGTAACATATGTTGACCTTATAGCGGAAGATACGGTTGATGAAAAGATTGTAAAAGCATTACGTGATAAAATAAATATAGCATCAGAAGTATTAGGTGAAGAATTAAAAGATTGGATTTAAACTTTATTTTTCGTATAGATATAACCTAATTCATTTTGCAATTCCATTTGTATAGTATTCTTTTTTAAATCTTTTGCTAAATTTTTAAGTAATTCATAAAGCCAACATCCAGCACCCATATAACAATTACTTTCACAAATAATTAATTTGTCAGTTTTTGGCATATTTAAATCTTTAAGATTGTTTAAAACTTTAAAAGTATTCATATGTCTTATATAAGGCTCAATAATTGTTTGCTGAATATCAGAGTTAAAATTTTTAACCCATACATAATCCTTTACATTTTTTTGTATGATAGCACCAAAAACCCAATTAGCTTCAAGCAGTTTTCCTTCAATTGCGTGTTCATAATGTTTTTTATTATAAAAAAGATCATGATGGTGATCTATGTTATAAATCATAGATCCCTCATCTATTAATTCAAAAGCTTGATGATGTTGTTTTATAAAATAAACCGGCACTTTTGTTAAAAAATATTTAGTCATAAGAGAAATTATTTCTAATTGTTTTTCAGCCGTATTAGCCCAATCAAGATCTACTGTAAGAATATGTTTCATCATTTTACCACACCCAACTTATGTAAGAATATCTAACTCCTTTTTTCACAGGTTCTACCTTATGAGGATACATAAAATTACTAGGAAAAATTAATAAATCACCTTGTTTTAATTTAATTTTATAATCATCAAACATTATAAATTCACCTCCTTCATAATCATCGTTCAAAACTCCTAAACAACTTAAAATAGGAATTCCTTTTCTTTCACCATCAAATATAGATTGTATGTGATCACAATGTAATGCCATTTTTTTATTTTCTGTATATTTATTATACCGTATTTGTGTATACCCATTCCATCCATCAAACCAAGGGAAGTTAAGATTTTTAACATAATTATTAATTTGATTCCATAAATCTTTCATTATAATTTTAGTATTTTTAATTTCATTTGTATATAAAATATCTAACTCATAATTATTAGATAGTTTAATTAATTTTTTATTTTTAGGATTACTAAATGTATGTTCTTGCCAATTAAATTTTTTTAAATCTATAATAGTTTCGTTGCAAAATTCTTTGTTTAAAAAAGAAGTTTTATAAAAATAATCTTTTAAAAATTTTTTCATATTATTTTATTTGTAATAATGTTGAAGCATCTTTACTTCCTACAGTTCCTTTTACCCATGTATTAAAAGATAAACTAATTCTATCTCTTTTTATTTTTTGAATATCCACATCATGGTTTATCGAAGATGGAAATAAAAATAATTTATATTTCATAGTAGGACAACTCCAACGTTGACTATTAACTGGAGTGTATTCTTTGTAATTAAAATCAAGTGGAAAATGTTTATGAATTGAATAAAAATTTAAATTTGAATCATCGTCATCAAAGTGCATTACGCCACTTACTATACTATTAGGGTGATTATGAACAGGATGGTTTTTTCCTTGTTTAGTTATATTTGACCATGATTGTGTTATATAAATTTCATCTATATCTTTTACTTTTAAAAATTCAAAAAAATATGTTTGTACATATTTTTCTATCCATTTTTTTAAATTATTTAATTCCGGTAAATTTAAAATATATTGATTCTCAGTTACAGTATTATTTTCACCACTATTTCTTCTTTTTAAATTTTTAATAAAATTTAATTCGGTAGTATTAATTTTATATTTTTCATTACTTACACAAACAGGAGTAGAAAATAAAGGAACAGAAATTAATGTTTGCATTAAAAGATTGGATTTAACCAACCACCTTTCCACCTTTCCATTCCATGTCTGGAAGTCCCTCAGTGTATTTTTTACCGTCGAAAGTAAGAACTTGTTTTCTGTTTGAATCTGATTCGTGATAAGATATGTGAACCCAGCCCCCTGCAGGATCATCCTTATCGTAGTACTCCATGATCAGCTGGTCAAAATCTACGTTATTTTGTAGCCAGTAGGCTGTCTGAATATTTGGCACACCAAAAATTTCTAGGTCGACGGCTTGGCCCTTCGCATGCTGCGAGGTCTTTTTGCTGCCGATCGCTTCACATAACGCCTCTGAACGATAGCCGCTGGTGATGGTCACAGGTTTGTCGAAGTGTGCACGTAAAGGTTCGAGCACCTCATAACATAGATCACCTAAACTTTTAATTTCTCCTGCTCCTGGTGTGTTATCAATTCCCTTACGTTGCGCAGTCATTGACTTGGTCATCTCTTTTAAACTAAAATGTTTTGAAAGTTGCATAATTTAATTTGGTATATCCGTGAGTAAAGTTATTAGAACAGCTCCCATACCTCCGATTATCCAATACTCTAATCTTTTGATTCGATCCTTCATTTCTTTAATTTGTTCAAATGTCTGCTTTTGCATTATTCTGCAAAGTTTTTCATGAGATTCAATTTTTTGTAGTGCCGATTTTCTCGCCATTATGTTCTCCTACTAGCAATAACTTTTTCTTCAGGAGATAGTAAGGCTTCCTGTGTACGTGTCAAGTTAGTATTTAAGCCTGGTAATGCTGCTGTTCTTACCGCTGGCATTGGTGTGTTTGGTAATGGTGGTGTTTGTATTACAGGTGCAGGCAATGATGCAGTCGTAGTTGTTTCTTCTACTGGTGCTTCTGATACAGGCTCTATTTCTGGCGGAGCTGTATTTAGTTCTTTGTCTTTGTATTCTTTTTCTATGTCTTTTAATAATCTTCTTGGAAAGAAATAATCTTTATTAACTTTACCTTCACCTTGTTCATCACCTATTTTTTGTGCTTCTTTTACTTTTTTTCTCATACGTTCTTTGTAAGCAGTGTATGGAATATTTTTACCTTTTAATAATTTTTTAATAGTTCTTGTAGACATACCTCTAGCTTTCATTAATTTTCTTAACTCTCTTTCAGGCACACCGACTCTTATTGCATCTTGTAATATAAAATAAAAGTCTTGATTTGTTCTAAACGCTTCTTCTTGAATATCTTCAAACTCCTCTGCAATTACAAGTGGCCCTCTTCTTTGATAATTTTCTAAACTAAAAAATTTTTCAGCAGTAGTTACAGATTTAAATTTTTTATTGTAGTCTGTAATTTTGTATTGCATTGTTCTAGGTACATCTACATTAATAATTCTAATACCTGAAAATAACGCTAGTAATTCATCTTCTAATGTTACTGGTTGACCGCCACGTTTTACATCTTTTTCAATACCTTTAATTATTTTGTCTCCTGTATCAATTGCTGTTGGTCTAACACCTTTTATAATGTGTGCAAAACTTTTCATAAAAGCTGTTGGTCCGTCGTCCGTAGGTGAATATACTTTACTACCTGTTTTTGTTTCACCACCTCTACCTCCAATTATAAGTCCTCTAGGTATAACATCTGATATTTTTTCAAGTGCAATAGATTCAGATACAAATGGATCAATAAGTTTTCTTACAGGTCCGTCAGCACCTAAAAATAAATTAAATGCAACATCTTCTGCATCTTGTTGTTTTAACTTACCTTCTTCTAATGTTTTAAGTGCAGCTCTTACAGGTTGTGTTACAACATCATAAGGACTAAAGTATGAAAAGTTAATAGCTTTGCCTTTACCATCTTTCCAAGTATTAATCGGTAATATCGCTGCTCTAGAATTCCATGGAGCTGCTAAACTTCTTTTATAAGAATCAATTTGTTCCGTGGTTACACTTGTTAAATTTTGTGCTATTGCTGATGCACCTTTTTCTGCACCGCCTAGTGTAACAAAAGCTCCAAGTAATCTTCTATAACCCATTTGTCTTAACTGTGGGTTTGATGACGTCGCTTCTTTTAAACCTATACTTACAATATTAAATGTTGTTCTAATCATTTCTGCAGGAAACGATACAAAGTTACCAAACGGTAATTTTCTTAAGTCTTGAATTATCTGTGGTACCTTACTGTATGTTGGATAAGTGTTTCTTATCTGCCATGCAGCAGCCTCATCTAGTGCATCTTCAAATGTTTTTTTAACTCCAGTAAATGTATTGTTTCTAACAAATCTTCTACCTGTTATTTCTTCTGTCCATTTTGCAATATCATCTACGTTTTTGTACATAGATCTCATTTGTGATTTTACATACTCGTGACCGTACCACTTCCACAAGTTATCACCTCCAGCATACACTCTTGTAGCTGTTTTAATCATTCTAGTTTTAGATAATTTATTTAATAAACTATCCATATTTTTAACTTTTGCACCTGCACGTATATCTTGTAATACCGCTTTTAATTCTGAAGCTACAATGTTTTCATCAATTACACCAAGACGTATCTTGTTTTCTAAGTTTTTTATAAATTTTGTTTCATCAAGAACTTTCCCAGCACCAAATATATCATCAACAACCATTTTAATAGATTCTGTCACAGATGCTCTACCACCTATATGTCCATTAGCTAAAGGAAACATGCTTGCAGAAGTTACGTTTCTAACTTGTGTTGCAGGTGAAAGAACTGTTTTACCAAATTGTGTTGCTACTTTAAATTGTAAAATGTTTCTATATGCTGAACTTTGTATCCAATTATCAAAAGTTCCAGGTACACCTTGTAAAGCCGCTGCCATGTCTTTTGAAGCATATAATTTAGATATGCCGCTTTTTAATATACCAAGACCTTTTAATTCTCCTACTTTAACAGCATCAAAATTTTTCTTTGCAATAGCTGCTGCTTCATCTGCAAATAACCAACCTTCTTCTACACCTATCTTTGCTAAAGAATCATAAGTTTGTTTATTTACAGCTTGAGTTATTGCATGTGATGTTGTCTGTAATACAGAAGCTTTTAAATTATCTTCTTCACCTAACAATCTTTTAATTGCATCAGGTAATTCTTCTCCTGTCTTGATTAATTTATCAGATCGTAATTGATTTTTTGATACCTGTTGTAATAATTTTAATGGATCAATACCATCTTGTTTTGTGTGTGTTAATATTTTATTCATTAATGATTCTGCAAAAGATTTTCTCATGTATGTTTTTACATTATTTAATATAAAATCTTTAAGATCACCTTTTGGTAATAACTCGCCAAATATTTGTTTACTTTGTATTATTTCTTTATTTAAATCTTCAGCAGTTTGTTGTAGTATTTTTGGCAATTCTGATTTTTTTGCCTGTCCTTTTAAATATGATAATACTTGGTCTAAATAATATTCTTTACTTGCAGGTGATGTAGTCATGGTATTATACTGACCTTCAAAAGATTTTGCTAAA